GGCATCAGCATAGGAAACGCTTTTACGCCACTTACAAAAGACGAAATCAGGCAAAAGCTCGACGATCTGAAATTCGTGAAATTCAGGAAAGAGATTGAGGCATCGGGCGCAACGCTGGCCGAATTAAAAAAAGACTTTGACCAGATAGGAATGTCGCAGGAGCAACTGACTGCGGCAAAAAAGAATCTTGCCGAAACGCTCGGTGCAGAACTGGAAGCAATGCGCGGAAAAGGCGATCCAGTTGCTACCGCGAAAAAAGAAGTTGAGCTCCAAAAGATTTTAAATGACCTGAGAAAAGACGAAGTATCAGAGACGGAAAAACTCAAGAAACTAACCGAGCAACTGGGGGTCGTTCAAAGCCAAACATCTGTTGCGACCATTGAACAGTTGCGCGAAAACCTTCAAGCGGACAAAATGCGCGTGAGTGATTTACTGGGAGCGCGCGAGGATTTTGGTTTAAGAAGAGACATTCCAGAGGAAAATACGCAGATTCAAATCAGGACAAAGGAACAGTTACTCGAGCTTCTTCCAAGAATCCAAGCGCGTGAGGAAAAAATTAACGCTCTCATGAAGGAGCAAAACAGACTCTTCGACGACGCCGGCCAAATTCTTGCCACCGGATTCGAGGATGCAATTCTATCTGGTCAAAAACTCAGCGACACGCTGCGCGCAATCGGCCAAGACCTAGTGCGGCTAGTCTTCAGCAACATGATAACGCAGCCGCTCGCGAAGGGAATCGGAACCTTCCTTTCTGGCATGCGCGCCGAGGGCGGACCCGTGAACGCAGGCGGCGCTTACATGGTCGGAGAAAAAGGACCGGAGCTTTTCGTGCCGCACGCATCGGGCAGCATCGTGCCAAATAACAAGATGAGCGGAGGCGGATCCGGCAGCGGAGGCGTCACGGTCAACTACAACATCGCGGCCGGCGTCTCGCGCGCCGAACTCGTGCCGATTCTCGACCAGGAGCGGCGTCGGCTAAAGGCCGAGATCCCCGATATGGTTCGCCGCGGCGGTGGATATCGCGCAGCATTTGCCTGATCCTCATGGCTATTTCATATCCACTCACTCCGCCGAGTCCGTTCAACCTCTCGCAACTTTCGTTGACGGGCGTCTCGGCGACCTCGCGCAACACGTCGCCGTTTACGCTCCAGACCCAGCAATACAACTGGCCAGGCCAAGCCTGGCTCGGATCGGTCGATTGCCCGCCGATGAAGCGCGCGGACGCCGAGGAGATCATTTCCTTTCTGCTGAAGGCGCAACGTGGCACGTTTTACTTTCAAGACTACGCCAACCCGACGAACCGAGGCGGCGTCACTGGGACACTCACCGTTTCCAGCGCGACCGCGAACGGGACAACGCTTGGCATCAGCGGCGCGAGTGGGCAATTTGCCGTCGGCGACTGGCTGCAAATCTCGACCTCGCTTTACAAGGTCGTCCAATCCAACTCGTCGTCGAGCGTGGACGTTTTCCCGGCGCTGCGCAAAAGCTACGCGGGCGGCACATCTATCGTTTACGGCAAGCCCAACGACGCAGCTCGCGCACAGGGCGTCTTCCGCCTGGCATCGCCGAGCACCGAGTGGTCAATCGGTGAGGCGAGCATTTACGGCGTCGGCTTTGCCATCATCGAGGACGTCGAGTCATGAGCATCACCACCGCAGGCCGGTCGCTCTCGGCCAACATGGTCACGGAGGTCAGCGCGTCGCAGCTCTCGCCGATCTTGCTCGCTTCGTTTTCGTTCTCGACGCCGGTCAGGCTTTGGAGCGGCTACGGTACGATCACGGTCGGCAGCGTGACCTACCAGGGCATTGGCACGCTCGGCACAATCTCGCCCGTCGAGGAAACGACCGACCTGGCGGCGCGCGGAATTAACTTCCAGCTCTCGGGTGTGCCGGCGGCTTACGTGTCGCTAGCGCTCACCGAGAACTACCAGGGCAAGGAGTGCTCGGTGCTATTTGGGGCGCTCGATGCAACCGGCGCGCTGGTCTCATCGCCGGTTACGATCTTCGCTGGCCGCATGGATATAATGTCCATCAATGACGATGGTCAGGAATCCACGATCATCATGACCGCGGAGAATAAGCTGGTGGACTTCCGCCGGCCACGCGAAGTGCGATACACCCACGAGGAACAGCAAAACCTTTACCCGGTCAGCCCTCCTGATCTTGGCTTGGAATTCGTGAACGCTATCCAGGAAAAACAAATTTACTGGGGCGATGCAAAGCTCGCTGCACCGATCAACGAAGGCGGCGGAGAGACCGAGGTCACCTCTTACATGTGATGCCAGCACGACGCGACAACTGGCCGAATCTCCTGGCGCAATTTATCGAAGCGCGCCGCGAGCAACCTTTCGCCTGGGGCTCGAACGACTGCTGCACGTTTGCAGCGGATTGGGTCGAGATCTGCACGGGCGAGGATCACGCGAAGGCCTGGCGCGGTCGCTACACGTCGGCGCTTGGTGCGGCGCGCGCTCTGGACGAGGCCGGCGGCGTGGAGGCTCTGGTCGATGCGCTCGGTCTGCAACGCATCGCATCGAAGCTGGTCGGCCGCGGCGACATCGTTGCCCAAGAAACCGGGCGCGGGATGACGCTCGGAATTTGTCTCGGCGAGACAACTGTTTTCACAGCTAAGACTGGTCTGATCTTTGGTCCGATTACAAACGTCGAGACAGCTTGGAGAATTTAATATGCCACAAGCCATTTTTACCTCAGCCGCAATCAAGGCAGTTGCATTTTTTGCAGGCGTGCCAACCGGCGCAGTTGCGACCTCAGGGATTTACCTCACCGCTGTCAAAGCGGTTGCGGCGGTTTTGAAATTTGCAGCCTACGCATCGGCATCAATGGCGGCGTCGAAGCTGCTTTCGCCGAAGATGCCAAGCTTTGCCGATTCTTCGCTTTCAAACCGCTCGCAGGCGGTTCGCAATCCAATCTCAGCGCGCACGATTGTTTACGGCAAATGCCGAGTCAGCGGGACCATCGTTTATCTCAGCACGACCGGCACCACAAACGAGTATTTGCATATAGTACTGGCGCTTGCCGGCCACGAGATCCAAGCAATCGACGAGGTTTATTTCAACGACGAGCTCGTGCCGTTGACCGGCAACACGCCGACCGGATTCTACAATGGCGTGGCGCGGATTAACAAGAAGCTCGGCGTGCCGGGCGATACCGCGGATGCGGATCTGATCGCCGATACTGTGAGCCTCACCGAAGGCAAATGGACTACGGCTCACAAGCTATCCGGCATCGCTTACCTCTACGTGCGTCTGACCTGGGACGCGGAGAAATTTCCGTCCGGGATCCCGAACATCAGCGCCGTGATTCGAGGCAAAAAGGTGCTCGATCCTCGCACGAGCACAACCGCCTATTCGGCCAACGCTGCGCTCTGTCTGCGCGACTACCTGACCGACACGACCCTGGGCATGGGAATGACCTCGGCCGAGGTGGACGACACCGCCTTCGGTGTTGCTGCGACGATCTGCGAGGAACAAGTGCGGATCCTGCCACTTTCGCCGGTGGCCAACGAAAACCGCTACGAGGCTAACGGAGTGATCGTGACGAGCGCGAGCCCCGACGAGAACATCGGCAAGCTCTTGTCGGCAATGGGCGGCCTGATCGCCTACACGGGCGGCCGGATCGTGCCGTACGCGTCGGCCTACCGGATCCCAACGGTGACGCTGACCGAGAAGCATTTCGTGGGACCGATTAACGTGCAGACCAAGACGAGCGCCCGAGACCGGGTCAACTCGGTCAAAGGCGTTTACGTTTCTGAGACGAACAACTGGCAGGTCACGGACTTCCCGACCATCAGCTCGACGACTTACGTCAGCCAGGACAACGGGAACGTATTTTTCCGCGACGTGGTGCTGCCGTTCACGACCTCGCCGAGCTGCGCGCAACGCCTCGCGGTGCTCGAGCTACGCCGCGCCAGGGAGGAAATCACGTTCTCCGCGCGCTTCCGGCTCGAGGCGATGCAGGTCCGCGCCGGGGACACGGTCATGATCACCAACGAAAAACTCGGCTGGTCTTCCAAGGTCTTCGAGGTGATGGAGTGGAATTTTGCTGCCGACGGGACGCCTCCGCAGGCGAGTATCGACATGACACTCCGGGAGACGGACTCAGAGATTTACAGCTGGGACGTGAACGAGGAAATCTTCGTCGAGGACTCGCCCAACACGACGCTCCCGGATCCGTTCACCCTGGCGGCGCCGACGAACCTTTCGTTGACGGCTGACGGCACGACCCAACTCGTGCAGGCCGACGGCACGATCTTGCCGCGGATCCGCGTGGGCTGGACGCCGCCGGCCGAGGCTTTTATTCAGTCGAACGGCGAGGTCGTCATCGAATACAAGCCGGCCGCAAGCACAACATACCTGACGTGGAATAGCGTCGAGGGAGCGACGACCGAGGACTACATTTCGTCAGACGTGAAGATCGGGACGAACTACAACGTGCGTCTCTACGGCAAGAGCATTTTCGGCATCACCACGACCTACCTCGCTGGATCGATCACCGTCGCGCAAGACACGACGGCGCCGGCTATTCCGACCGGGCTCAGCGCAGCCATCGGAACCGGCAAGGCGGTCTCGCTGGACTGGAACGACAACACCGAGCCTGACTTTTCGGAGTATGGCATTTATCGAAAAACGTCGGCAGTCACGCCGGCCAACGCGAACACCGACAAGGTCGCCGAAGTGCGCGCGTCGCGATTCGTCGATACGGACGTCAACATCGGCACGACCTATTACTATTGGCTGACCGCATACGACTCCGTCGAGAACGTCAGCGGCTTCACGAGCTACGTGCAGGCCACGCCGTCAGTCATCACGGCCGGCCCGATCGATCCAACGGCGCCAGCTACGCCGAACGCTCCGACCTTAATCAGCACCACGGTCTATCTTGCAACGGACGGGACGAGCCTGGCTCGCGTATCGCTCACGGCTCCACCGTTGCCAACTGGCGCGGTCGCTCTTGACGTGCTTTACCGGCGCAGCGGCGCGAGCGATTTCATTATCGGAAATCAAATCAACTCCTCGGTTTCCTACGCGGTCAGCATCGACGATCTATCTGTCGGCCAAGCCTACGAATTTGCAGCGCGCGGGATTTCGTTCTCGGGATCGCTCTCGGCGGTGTCGAGTCTGCTCAGCCAGACCGCACCGAGCAACACGACGGCGCCGGCGGCTCCGATTCCGCTTTCCCCGGCGCTCTCTCCTGATGTCGAGCCGAGGAAAATTGGAGCGGTGTTCGCTTTTGGGTCGCTTGCACGTTGGCAGGAAAACACGGAGCTCGATTTCGCTTACTACGAGGTCAAGGCGACGTTCACGAACAGTGACGCCGCGGTCGATTACACTTGGGGCAACGCGGAAATCTTCGAGGCGAGTTACGTGTTTTACGATACAACTCTGCAGCCGGGCTTTGTCCGAGTGCGCTCAGTCAACCGGAGCGGAGTCGCGTCGGCCTGGACATCGTTCGGCAACGCAAACCAAATTGGGAACAATTCGCTTGGGATCAATTTTGGCACAACCGGATCCTCGGTCGCTGAGGGCAACGACACACGCATCACCGGAGCAGCGCAGAAAGCTTCGAATCTCTCGGACGTTGCCAGCCCGGCCACGGCTCGAGCGAACCTCGGCATCAACCGCTTTTCACACGTCGAGACCTTCACATCCGTGGGCGCAGCGAGCACAACTTTCACGTTTACGCACTCTCTCGGGACCGTGCAAAACTACGTGCTCGCTCAATGCGTTGACCCGCCGAACAACCTTTTGATCGCGCACGATTACTCGGCCGCCGGGAATACGAGCAACGCCACGGTCTTCAAGGTGGAGACCATCGACGGATCCAACATCAGCGACGGCGGGCGACGATTCACGATCCACTTCGTGCAGTGATTCCGAGTTGAGTCTGTTTTTTCTTCAGACGTAAGCCGTTGACTATCAACGCGCACGGATTGCGTGCGATACTTCGCGCACATTTTTCTTCACATCGCGGGCCGGATGTGTATGGTTTGCTCATCGGAGGGAATTAACCCGACGACAAAACAAAACAAAATGATCACCTCACTGCTCCAAGTTCACGAAGTCGCCGACAAAATGTTCTCAAGCGATTCTGCAATTATTTCGGTCAACATCCAAACCTCTTGGGGATTGGTTACAGCTTTCCGCGACGGAACGGTAAGACTTGCCGCGTGAAATAACCCACCACCGCAAACAACCCCGCTACCTCTTCGGAGGCGCGGGGTTTTCCGGTGCCACCCGACGCGAATTAACGCCGAGGCGCGCAATCAAACATGACATCCCAATCCGCACTCACCCAAGCTCTAGTCCTCGCGATCACCGCGCCCGATCAACAGCGCGCCGACCGCGCAATCGCTCTCGCCGAATCCATCGGCGCAGGCTGCACGGCTCGCCAGATCGCCAACGCCAAACGCAACGCGGCCAAACTTACGAAATGAAATCACTCATCCTTCTCCTGGCGCTCTGCGCTACCTGCCACGCGGCTCCTGCTCCTGGCTTCTGGCGCGCGTTGCACATCGTCGAGACCTCCGGGCGCACCGGGCCAATCGTAGGCGATCAAGGCCGGGCCCTGGGACCGCTCCAGATCCATCGCGGCTACCACCAGGACAGTCGAGTGGCCGGCGACTACTCGCGCCTGGCGGATCTCGAATACAGCAAGCGGGTCGCCACCGCCTACCTTAAACGCTACGCGCCAGAAGCCTGGGCGGCTGGCGATATCGAGACCCTGGCGCGCGTGCATAATGGCGGGCCCAGGGGTCATCTTAAGGGCGCTACAAAATCCTACGGCGCCCGCGTTAAAGCTTTTACCAAATGACAACCGAACAACATCACGAGATCCTCACTGAGCTCCGCGCCATCCGCGCAGCTCTTGAATTTAAGCCAGCCGCGGCGCCTCAACCCGCGGCCACCATCAAGATCGCCACACCAGGAGATCTGCCGCCCCCGGCCATCGAGATCGCGGACGCCGGCAGCGTGCAGATCCACTTCGGCAAAAACGCGGGCACGCCGATTTCCTCTCTCAGCGACAAGCAGTTGCTCTGGTACGGCGCCGACCGGCCGGCTCAGCTCAAAAAAGACGGGACGCCATTCGCGCCACGCGAGGCCGACGTGCAACTCCTCAACGCGTGCCGGACGCTCTGGCAGCAGCGTAAGAGCGGCGCGCCGATCGTCCTGGCGTCGCAGCCGGCCGACGACGGCGAGAACGTGCCGTTCTAATTTCTCGGCGGTCCCGAGCATAAACCTAACCCTCCGACGGCGCTCGTGCCGGTGCGAAAATACGCGAGCAACACTTTCCCAAAAGGAAACCCGCCGGCCAACGACGACCGGCGGGAACACGAAACACACACGATACAACATGGACACAAACGTAAAATCAGACAACACAATCGCGGTCGCTGAGACCGCTCCGAAATCGCCGATCCAGTTCGGCTCAAACGGCGTGCAACTTCAATCAATCGACGAAGCTTTCCGGTTCGCCCGGGCGGTCGTCGCCAGCGGCTGGGCGCCGAAGGGAATGGAAAAGCCCGAATCGGTCATGATCGCGATTCAGTTCGGCATGGAGATCGGACTCACGCCGATGGCGGCGCTCCAAAACATGGCCGTGATCAACGGCCGGCCGGCGATTTACGGCGACGCGGCGCTTGCCCTGGTGCGATCCAGCGGTCAGCTCGTCTCATACAAGGAGACCGAGGTCGGTGAGCCTGGCAAAGACTCGCACGGATTCACCGTCACGGTGCAGCGCAAGGGCTTCGACCCGGCCAGCGAGACGTTTACGATGGGCGACGCCAAGGCGGCGAAGCTCGCGGGCAAAGCCGGACCCTGGACGGACTATCCGAAACGCATGTGCAAATTCCGAGCCCGCGGATTCCTGCTCCGTGACCAGTTCGGCGATATCTTGAAAGGCCTTCGAACCGCCGAAGAAGCCCGGGACATGCCAAGCGAGATCAACGTCACGCCGCTGGCTGAAAAGCTTGCCGGCGGACTGAGCGAGGCCATCAACGGATAAATGACCAAACCACGCGAGAGAATTACCGGAGTGCCGACCCGTCGCAAAGACGTACACAAAGAAATCGCGAAACCAAAGCGCGTGCCGGCCTTTGATCCAACTACTACTAGGCGAAACAAAATCGGCGAGGCAGTAGATGACCGAGGGCGCTTTATCGGCAGCCACGACGTACAAAAAGGCGCCGCATTTTTCTGGAACTCACGCAGAAAGGAATAAAAACATGAACGACAACGAAACAAAACAGACAGCCATCATCAACGCAGCGACAGAGCAATTCCGCTCGCTGCTCGAAACAAACTTTGCCTCGATCGCCAAGGCCGCCCAAGACGGATTTATCGAGGACGAGAATCAGACTGAGCCCAAGGCCAAGGTCGCCTTCTCCGTCGAGTGGGACTCGCTCGCCGCGGCGCCGAAGGTCGGCGTCAAGATCTCCTGGTCGGTGCGATACAAAGACGAGTCAGAGACCGAGATCGATCCGCTGCAAAGCAAGCTCGGGCTGGAGGCACAGCCATGATCGAGTCCATCGAACAGTACCACGCCAACCCGGCAATCAGTCACTCGAAGCTCGAGTGCTACCGGCGCCGGCCGGCGCTGTATTACAAAAAGTATGTCGCCAAGACTCTGCCACCACCAGAGGACACCAGCGCCTTCCGCCTGGGATCCGCGGTCCACTGCGCCGTGCTCGAAGAAAAGCAATTCTCAGCGCGCTACATTCAGAAGCCGGACTGCGACCGACGCACGAAAGAAGGCAAGATTCAGTTCGCCGAGTTCAGCGCTCAGCACGCGGACAAAACCTTGCTGGACGCCGGCGAGATGGCGCAGGTCGTGGCGATGCGCGAGGCGGTGGCGGCGCATCCAATCGCGTCACGGCTACTCGCGGAAGGTATGCCGGAGATGACTTGGCGCAAGCTGCAGCCGAACGCACTCGGCGCTCTGCAATGTCGGACCGACTGGTTCGCTCCGTGCGGATGCGACATCAGTGACTTTCACCCTTACGCGCTGGACGTGAAGACGGTCGAGAGCCTCGACTCCGACGCGTTCCGCAACTTCGAGAGGGCTGCGTTCTCCTACGGTTACCACCGGCAAGCGGGATTCTATCTGCCGTTGATCAACGAGATTCTGGAGTATCCGATCTCGCGCATGTATTACGTGGCCGTCGAAAAGGCAGAACCGTACGGGTGCGCGGTTTACACGATGAGCGACGACGCAATCGCACGCGGGCAAGATGAAAATATCGCGGACCTGGTGCGGCTCAAGCGCAGCCTGGAGACGAACGAATGGCCGAACATCGATCCGACACTGCACGAGTTGAAACTGCCGGCCTGGTATTCGAAATGAAGACCAACCTCAAATACAACTGGCGCATCACACTATCTGCTCCAGGTCACTCGCTCAGCATAGTCAAGCGACTCACCATCGAGGAAGCGATCCAAGCGGCCGACGAACTCGAGACGATGGTCGAGTGGGTCGTCACCTCGATTGTAATTCACCAAGAATCATGAACGACATCTTGATCATCCTTACGGTCGCGCTCTGCACCGCCATCGGCTTTTATGTCGGGCGCGAGCTCGGCAAGAAGTACGGCCGGGACGAGCAATGGGTCGCAGACTACCTGGCGTATGAACGCAAAACACAAGCCGGCCGGGACAACCTCGGACGGTTCAAAAAACGAAAGGCACAATATGGTAAGGTCAAAATCACAGCACAACAAAACCAATTCTGATATCGATCGGCGTCTGCTGGAAATGCACACGCCGGTCGAGATCGTGAAGCTGGTCCGCACGGCGACCCTGAGTAACGTGCACGCACGGGCTCGAAGGCTCGGGCTGAACCTGCATCGCATCACGCCGGACGAGCGGGATCACCTGCTCGTCAGGCGCAAGGAGGCCAGCAAATGAGCACACAATTCACCCACGGAGCAAACTCATCAATTCCGTTTGGCCAGCCCGACATTATCGTGTCCGTCACGGTTACGGAAAGCCGAATCGAAATTGTAAAACGAGTGCCCAGCAATATGACTTATGCGTGCAACCCGCCACGACCAGCACCCGATAAAGTTTGGAAAGAAATTTACGAAGTCGTTAATGGCCGATTGGAGCGGCGGCGAGCTTTTGAGATCGGTACACATGTGCCCGCGCACTTCGTGCCAGAAACTATTATTTGGGAGGCCACCCAATGACCCCCGACGCACAACGTATAGCCATCGCGGAAGCGTGTGGATGGAAGCATATTCTAAAAGACCCTGTTTTTTTTCGCGGAACTCCACCTTGGCTTTCGATTGGTCTGCACGAAATCTCCGACTACCTCAACGACCTCAACGCCATGCACGAGGCCGAAAAGGTGCTTAATCCTGAGCAGTTGAGCGAGTATTATATTCAGCTAGCTTCGGCCATGTTTCGTCCGTTTCGCGCCAGCGCCGCCCAACGCGCCGAGGCTTTGCTTCGCACGCTTGGTAAATGGAAGGAGACCAGCAAATGACCTTCTTCATTCACGGCGACCCGAAAGGCCAGCCAAGACCGCGAGCGTTCGCTCGCAAGATGGGCGCAACGCACGTGGCGCGGATGTACGACTCTGACGTGGCTGACGCTTGGAAGCGCGCGGTGTACATCGGGATCTACCGCGAAGTGCAGGCGCAAAAACCGGCGGTCGATCCAGTCGGCGCGTTTGACTGCAAGCTCACCTTCTTTTTTCGCCGGCCGAAAAGCCACTACGGCAAGGCCGGGCACGTGAAGGCGAGCGCGCCGATCAACCACACTAGCAAGCCCGACGCGGACAACCTGGCGAAACTCGTGCTCGACCGCATCACCGAAGGCGGCTGGATCTGGCGCGACGACGCGCAGGTCGCCAAGCTCAAGGTCGAAAAGTATTGGGCGATCACCGATGCCAGGATCGGCGTGTACGTAAGCATTGAGCCAGTCCAGGCGAGCCAGGCTTGACGCGCGGACGGGATCGAGTAAACACAAACCAAGGCCGTAAGAAGCCTAAGACCACAATGACAATTCAAAATTTAGCCAGCCAGTTGCGCGGAGGCATTTTCGTGGTGCCAATTCTTACCCGTGTTGCTGGTTGGCTTTTTTGATTTATGAAAAGAATGACCGAGACTAGAAAATGGCAGGATTCATGGTTCATGGATTTGCCTGCAAAATACAAACTCGCGTGGTTTTGGATTTTAGACAATTGCGATCACGCAGGATTGATAGACCCCAATTCCAAACTTATGTCTTTTATGGTTGGAGAGCCAATCGATGGAGAGGAGTTCCTGCGCATGATGGCCGGTCGCGTGACCAAACCTAAATCCGGAAAGTGGTTCGTTACCTCGTTTATCAGTTTCCAATATGGAACGGAATTGAATCCGCGCAACTCCGCGCATCGTGGTGTTTTGCGAATTTTGAACGATCAACAAATTGAATGTCCTGTCTCGGTTTTTAACGAGAAAGATCAAGGGCCTAACAAGCCCCTAGGAAGCCCCTCTGGAGGGGCTCAGGATAAGGATAAGGATAAGGATAAGGATAAGGAGATTCAGATTCGCGCCGGAACACTACTTCGCAAACGTGCGGAGACGCTTTGGGACCATGCTGAGATTCGAGCCTATGCCAAAAACAAGTCCGTGATTGCTGCAACTCCCGAAACCGACTGGCTCGTGCTGGAAAAGTTCTACGCAGCTCCGCAGGCTGAAACATTCAAGCGAAAGTCGCTTGCGACGCTGCTCAACAACTGGAACGGCGAGATCGACCGGGCAAAGAATTGGGAAATCGAAGCCACGAACAAATCCAAACCCATTTTCACCCGTGAAAGCACCATCGACCGGTCCTGACTATTCAGCCGCGGAGCGCCGGCTCATTGCCTCCTGCATGTCCGGCGGAGTCCAGACCGTTGCTACCGCGGTCAACCAGGGCGTGAGCGCCGACACCTTCGCGGATCCGATGCTCGGGATCATCTGGCAGGCGCTGGTCCAGACCGCGACCGAGGACAGGGACACGCACGTCTTCAAAGTCGGCCGGCGCGCCTTCGGCTCGGCCATCGATGCCGAGAGCATGGCCGAACTGGCTCGGATCGCGTCACTCGAGCCCACCTCGATCTTCGCCCGGGCGCTGACCATCGAGGTCATCGATGCGAACAAGCGCCGCCAGGCGGTCACAAAGCTCAGCCAGGCGCTCACCGCCGTAAGTCCACGCGAGGGTGCCGAGTGGGATGAGGACTGGTCGGCTGCTCGCAAAGCGATCCACGAGGCTGAGCTCGCGGTCTCGATCCAGGGCGCCACCAAAACCCTCTCGGCGATCGTGGACGAATACATCCATGACGAGATCCACGGCCGGGAGGCAGGGATCGTCGGGACAGGAATAAGCGAGTGCGACGAATACTTCGGGAAGATCCGCCCCGGCGAGGTCTGCGTGATTGCCGGCCGGCCGGGCGTGGGGAAGACCGCCCTGGCGATCCAGATGGCTGACTCAGTCGTCCGCGGCGGAGGCAAAGCCATGATCGTCTCGCTCGAAATGCAGTCACGGGATCTGGTCGGCCGCCTGGCTAAGCAACGCCTGGGCCGAGCCGCCGGCATCGTTCGAGGCTGCACCGCGGCCGAGTATCAATCGGCAAAGGCGTCTTGGATTAACTCAGCCCAAAAGATGAAAGCCGACGAGAAGCGGCTGCACATTTTCGAGGTTCGCCAGGTCAAGTCGGTCTCGGACATCGAGGA